ATTTATATATAACACGATATAATATTAATATTAATATATAATATAGACAATAAACTACGATAGAATAAATCTATGACGAACATTATTATCATAGAAAAAATAAATGGAACTTAAAAAAGAAGAAGGAAGAAAGAAACAAGAAAGATATGATCAAAAGAATATGAAAAGAGAAATAAAGAGAATCGAAAATAAGGCAAAAGAAAAAAAACAAATGGAAAAATAACAGAATGAAGAATGAAGAATGAAGAAAATAAAGAGGCTAAGAAAAAAAAGAGCGGAGCGGGTATAGTTTAGGCGGCCCGCGGCCTTCCTCGCAATAATGCCTTATAAATAATAAAAAACTGCCTCAAAAGTGTAAATATTGCTTTTCTGTGTGTTTTAGGCTCCATGTTTAAGCCGCCAGAACACGAAACGAACGAATAAGATGCGTTTTAAGGCTAAATTAGGCGATATTTCATATCAATGTATACAGATGTACCATTTTAATACAAAAGCCTCTATTTCCCCGATGTATTAGCGTCCTCGTTAATGTTTTACCCTCTTTTGTTGCTGGCTATCCCCGTGGCACTCACCCCCTCCCGTCTTTAAGGATAATGGCTAAGTCTGTCTTTTCTCAAATTTTTTTACTTTTATTTTTTTTTATTTTTCTGAAAATAAGTTTGTTATTCATATTTTATGTATTCTATGTTTTTATTTTCTCTTTATTTCTTTTGTGTTTCCCAATTCCTGCCTATATTTGCATTTGATTTGTCCATAGTGAGTTTTTCCAATAGTGCACTGTTTCGTCTTGAATGGAACTACTGCACTTTAAAAGAGGAGAGGGTTTCGTTTTTTGGCGTTATCCTCTTTTTTTCTTTTTAAATTTGCCGATTTAATCTTTTTCTCTATCTTTGCGCAGTAAACTTATCGTTATCGTTTGAAATAAGCCTAATATATTAGTATTTTAGAGACTTTCTAATGTTTTGCGATAGTTCCCTTGTTTTTCTTATTAAAATTGAAAATTAGCTATAATGCAGTATTAATTAACAAACATGTTTTTTTATGAAAGAGTTAGATTTAAAATTTGAAGGTCGTGGTGAAGTTAGCGGCTATTCTTTTGTTCAGTTGTTCAAATCTCCTTTTGGTTATATCTACGAAAAGACACATTTGGAGAGTGGTGTTGTAAGTTACGAGGTTTTTCGTCGTATGGAGAATGTGCGTTTTGATTGTGTCTGTTATCCTCGCAGTAAGTCGTTTGGTGTATGGGCTTTTGAGTTTGGTGACTTGAATCGCGCCAAACAGCGTTTTGAAGAGATAAATATCCATGGAGCATCTAAATTGCCCGAAGAGGAGGTTGTGGATGATGATTTTTAATTTTTCTTTTAAGGATCTATTGTATTTCTCTAAGTAGTTCTTATCTTTGCATCGTGTTAGATTTTTCATCACTTTTCTTTCAATATATGCGGGCGGACATTGGATTTATTTCTGATGTCCGCTTCTTTTTTTGTGGTATGTGTGTTAAATTAGAGTTAAACACAAAATTGCGTATTGCGAATTACTAAATTGGTTTTATCTTTGCATCATAATCAAAACAACGAAAGATATGAAAACAACTATTAATGAAAAAGGACTTGATAATTTATTAGAGGAAGGTGCATTGTGTGAATATTGCCCTTATATTAAGGGCTCTCACTATCCAAGAGAATTGTGCGATGGTACATATTGCAATGAAGCAAAGGGTAATTATGTAGAATGTAACGATTTGGAGTATGAAGAAGAAACACGCTCTGATATTCCTACGGACGTTTTAGGGAAATCGGGCGAAATTTTTGAACGATAGTTAAATTCAAATATGATCAGAAATGAGCAAATATCAAACAGAAGCCGGGATAGAATGTACCCCCGAAGAAGATAAGCTAATTGATTCATTGAAAAGATTAGCTAAAAAATGGGATAAGGACGGTAAGCGTCTTTGGTTGTATTCAGCCAGTGGGTCACTTCATGTAATGATGCACGGAGATACAGACTATAATCCTACACCGGAATTTACGCAATATGGAGGTAGCAACATTGAAAATAGCGTAACTACTATTGATGGTATATTAAATGATGGTGGTGATTGGTAATTAACTAATAACTGTATAGAAATGAAGAAGATTAATAAACTGGCAATAGATTCAGTAATAGACTACTTTAGTACAGATATATGCAAGTATTGCTATGCTAGTGAGGCATTATCGGATTTTGCCGTTTTGTGTGAATATCCGTATTGCTTTAATGCTGCAAAGAAATATATTATACGTAAAAATATAGAAATAGAAATGGATCAGAAATGTTTGCATTATGTAAACAAGTTGAAATATATACTTGTGGGCGGTGGCGAAAAGATAAGTACTGAGGCAACCAAAAAACAAAAGAAGTGGTATAATTCTCTTTCGTATCGTAGATGGTATGATAGAATTAATGAAATAGATATTAACGAGTGTATCAAATTAAAGCAAAGTAATTATGGAGAAGAAGATGTATGACATTAGTAGATTGGTAACTGTTCGTCACTATGCGGAGCTTCGCGGTGTTGTTCGCGAGACTGTGGCGCAATGGATTCGGAAAGATGCTGTTGATTCTGTTATGATAGACGGTGTTAGGTTTATAATCTTAAAGCCGGGTGAATATGAAGAATCTGAGAAAGGATAAACATATACGTCGTGCGCTGTTGTGTCAGCGATTGTTGTCTGCTGCTGCGGTTTTGCAATATTACGAAGCTTACTTTAGATTTAATGATTGTGCAACTTTGGCTAAAATTGGTGGTATTAGTTATTCTAACGCTGAAGATTTTTCTAATTTCATGGGAGATGTTTTTGGTTATGATGTTGACCCGTCTGATTATGTTTCCAGTGAGGATGAACTATCGAATGAAGCAATTGAATCTTATAAAGATCTTCAAGCGATTTTGGATAAATATGATAATTCGGGCAAAAGGATTATATCTGGCACTGCAAAACAGCTTTTTTATACAAAGTTCTATATGCGTCCTTATTGCCATTACTTCATTAGGTATCTTGACTACGTGCTTTTCTGTGTGAATGATTCTCTGACTAATGGTGAAGAAGGAATTATAGAAGATTTAAAAGACGGTAGTACATGGTTTAATCTTTATGATGGCTCTCCTCGAAAAATGGATACCCGCTTGTTTAGGAAGGCACTAAGGGATATTGATGTAGTTTTCAATGAAAACATTAAAAAAGTAACAAAACGAATTTTGAAATGGGAAAAAGTTTAGAAGAAATTGCAAGCAAAGAACTTTGGAAAAGTTATGCAGTTGTTGTTAATGGAGAATTTGCATATCGGCAGAATGCCATGCTGAATATGTTTAAGAAGGGAGTTGAAACTCAAAAAGAAAAATCAATCGAAGTCCTTTCATCTGTATTAGACAATTGGGTTCTTGACGGTGATAGAGATAATATAATTGCAGAATTTGCAGAAATGTTGAATAATGAATAACAGAAATTTTATGGGTTATATAAGACTAATACTTCGTTGGTTATTTACTCCGTTATGGTTTGCACTGTTTTTTGTGTATTTACATATATGGTGTATACAAAAGAGTTGGTACTATTTCAGCTTTGACGATTATTGGGATGATTTTCTAATATTATGGGATAAAATAATGGTATTAATGAAATTAAAAACTAAATAGATATGAAGAAAATATTGATAATAGAAGATTGCGTACATTGTCCATACTTCAAAAGAATAGTCATTGATAGAAAATTGAAAGATGCCTGTTTGGGTCGCAATAAAGTTGCCTACCTTGCCAATGAAGTAGAATCTTCCATATCGAAAGATTGCCCTTTAGAAACAGCAAAAGAAGAAAGTAAATAACCCTCAAAACAATTAAGAAATGAGAATAATTAAAAATTTGACTGTCAAGATGACTTATAGAGTTGGACTTGGCAATGTAGAAGTTCCAGATGATGTTTATGATTCTTTGGCAAAATGCTACGATGAAGGTGGAGATGTTCCAATGCCTAACGAAAGTGACGAAGGCTTTGCGGAAGCATCTGAATGGCTTGCTGATAATATCCGAGAAGCGGATGCAATGGATTGGGAATACGAGATTGAAGACTTTGCAGAATAACGTATAACTA